CAGCCGGATGGCTGGGCTAGAACGGTTCAATTGCAACTCCCAAATCATCAGCAATAGGCTCTAACATATCAGTTGTATATTCCCATGTCTTTAGCAATTCTTTCCGGCGTTCACTTAATAGATAGTATATCAATAAAATCATTGGCTGACGAAACAGCGAATTATCACTCTTTCGCTTTATACCATCGATTATATCTTCTTCAATCCATTCTTTCAGATTTATCTTTCCCATTACATATTTTTCATACATATTTTTGACGTTATTATATATACTTCTATTTAATTCTTCATCGTAATCCGGAAATTCACATATGCACATAAGTTCCCTATTCAGTTTATAATATTCTTCTTTCTCATTTTCAATCATATCATAAACCACCCCAAATAAAGAATCTGTTGTTTCATTAAGTGCGCTACTCCGTGCAAGAAGTCTTTTCATTTTTTTCTCAATACCAACATCACTTTTATAAAAATAATCATGCGACAATTCAGCATAAGCGTGCTGTTCTAATGTCCTAATCTGGATTTCACACGGAGTACCTTTTTCAATCCTTATTTCGTTGTACTTAAAAGCTTCATCCGCCCTAACTATATAATGAACTGATTCATATTCGAAAACTTCTGGTCGTTCCTCTCTCATTTTCTCAAAATCTTTATCTTTCGACCAGCTCCATATATCAGCCTGTTCCACAATATCCGCGATTTCTTTTATTTGGTTTTGAACCATTACAACAAAGCGCACACCTACCTTATCTGTTATTTCATTGTATGGATCAACATAATTTTTCTTCCTAAAAAATGCTTTTTGTACTAAAGATGCAGTCTCTTTCACACGTGGCTCCACAGGAATTTTTATCAGCTTATCGTATTCTACTTGTGATAAATTTAATTTGTAGATGACATACTCTGCTACAAACTTTCCCCATGCATAATACATCGGCTTATCTTTTTCGTATTGTTTCTCAAATTCTATTTGATTATTCACTAACTAACCTACCCTTTATTTTCACAATGGTATTTCCATCTTCATCTTCACTTATTTCAACATTTCTAGCAAACGCTTCTGTTGGAGCTTGTAACCTAATTGCGTTTTCAAACAAAAGGTTTCTCTTGTTTATTTTAATCAAGGATAGATCCTTAACTATATCATTTCCAGGCATCGCGTACGAACTCATGTAGCTAATATAATCATCTTGCATTTCTCCTTCATTAAAATACTCATCTGCAAACATACCTATGTTCAATGTCCTATTTCCAGTATAGCTTATATAATTTATTAGTTCTGTTTGCAGTCTATTTTTTTCAGAAGAAGGCATTGTCTCTTGCTCATTTATAAATTCCCTAGTATATCTATAAAATTTATTGGTCATCACATCATTATCAGATGACATTTTTAGTCCCAAAAATTTTCCATAAAAATACTCTGCTTTATTTAATGTTGAATTTCGATCTGTATTAATATCATAAATATATGTTTCAATTTCATCCGAATCAATTCTTCCAACTCTTGTAGATTTATCAATAAAAATTCCTATTTTTTGCATCTTCTGAGCTTGAGTCAAGAGTAAATTATCTATGTATCCTAATTCCTTTACTCCTGCTTTCTCTTTAACATTGAAACCGTCATGTATATCCGCCTTTATTATGCATATATACCTGTTATCGCTTCTCGAAACTGTTCCCTCGAGCACAATAACAATTCCACCTGTATATTGTCTAGTATCCTGCGCCTCTGCTAAAGACAGTGTGAGTGCCTTAGACAATTCTAAAAATTCACTTTCCCCATGTGTAGAATTCCAATAATTGGTAATTTTTCTATATACACTTTCCTCCCCAGTATCCATGATTTCCATTTTTAAAGAATGTGCATCATTTCCAAAAGCTTTATTTATTCTATTACGAAGTGTATTGCGTCCCTTCTCGTCAAAATCTTCACAGCTATCGCTATAATAAGGAGGAATAATCTTATCCTTTTCTACCCTTTGAAATATCTGATGAAATGCACATTTGCTGATTTTAAAGTTTCTAAACTCCATATTATTTACTCTCCCAACGTTTTTCTTTTATTATACTACGTCAGTACTAAACTACAAGAAAAACTTGAGAAATTTGTCGGAATATGTTATACTATTTATAACTTAATTAAGCCAAGTAGCTCGGTTTCGTCCCAACGTTCCGGGCTATTTTTATGCACAATGTGCATATTCTTTATGCTCTAATCATACCGTAAGGCGAACAATCATTCAATATTGAAAATGTACTAAACTTTTCGTTTCAATCTAGCCATTACGGTTCTATTTTTCAGTAAATACAGGCCTTACGCATGTCAATTTACATAACATGACCGGCAGGATTTCTCCCGCCGGTCATACTCTTACAATGCTTCCAGTCCTGCTTTCCAGCTCATCTTACCGACAATTCCATCCGCAGTCAGCCCGTGATTGCTCTGCCAAGTCTTGGTTGCCGATTCCGTGCCGCTGCCGAAGATGCCGTCCGCCGCCGCGCCGATGATGATCTGCCATACCTTTACCGCGTTGCCTTTGCTACCCTTTTTGATCGTCTTCATGTTGTAATCCTCCGTATTCTGATTCTGTGCCGGTGTAGCCGCGCTTACCGGCTTGTTAAACAATGCCTGCTCCGCCGCCCGGCGCCGCCTTAATCCTGCCAGCACCTTGCCTGCCGCCTTGTTATAATTCGGCATAGTTCTAGCGATCTGCGCCGCTGTTCTGCCTTTGCAAAGCTTCCGGAGATTTCCGGCGCCCAAGTTAAAGGCAAAGCTGGCCAGCGCATCAAACTGATTCTGGTTAAGCTGCTCCGTGATCGGAACGTATGCGGGATTGTTGACGTATCCCTCAAACTTCGCAATGTCCTGCTGCAGATATGCGTCCGCCTGCGCCTGTGTGATTGTCATGCCGCTATGTACGCCCGCCGTGTGACCGTACCCGATGGTCCATACACCGGCGGCGCACCGGTATGCTGCCAGTCCGCATCCCTCGTACTGCTTGATAAGGTCAAGTCCTGCCTGTCCAATTCTTTTGTTCGCCATAAATTATCCCTCCACTTCCGGAATTCCTGCAACAGACGTGAGCAGCGACACAACACCCGCCACAATCGCGGATGATACTACCATCTTCCAATCTACTGCCGAGATTACTGCTCCGGTACCGATTACTGCAACCGCAGTCTGTGCCATCGTCTTAAGCGCTCTGATGCCCGCGGCTTTCGCCCATTTCTGCGTGTCTACTGATACTCTGAGTACACAATTTTTCAACATACTACTTTCCCTCCTCTAAGTCCGCAATGCGGTGATTGATAACTTTTACCTGCTCCTCGATGACCGGCACACGCTGCGCGAAGTTGTTGTGCATCCTTACCTCTCTGGTAAGCTCGTCCAGCTTACAGTCCGTAACCGCCTGCGCCATCTCGAGTTTATGGTCCGTCTTTTTCTGACCACTGCTGACCGTCATTACCGTGCCGATCAGCGTCAGCCCGCCTGTTATAAGTGCTGTGATGATTGATTCCATATCATTTCCTCTCTTTCCTTATAAGTATAAAACACTGCTTATGCAGGTTTGTGCCAACTGAATAGCGCCGGACGCTCGATCACAAAGATCAATTGTTCGACGCTATGACTATGGTTCTGTTACTGTTTTGCTTCTGCAATTTCCTGCAGCCGACTCTCGATTTGTGTTAAAGCCGCATCTAACTTCTCCCAGTTCTCATTCTGCGCTGCAACATCATAAAATTCATGTTCCTCCGGCACGTTAAAGCCATAATTCTCCGTCTGTTTCATGATTCTCCTCCTACATCATAGTTGTATCTTCCTCGGCACTTTTCTTCGCCGGTTCCTCATATGTCTCCCCAGTGATCTCCTCATATTCCCCGGCTGTGATCCACTTTCCTACCGCATTGTACACACGGGTTTTGCTCCAAAGTTTCTTGTCATAATATCCTTTTACCTTTTCATAATGTTTACTCATCCAATGTCACCTCCATCTGCATAGCCAGATAATCCATATCGGCAGCAAGCTTCTGAATATCGGTTGTATTTCCATCAACCGTCTTATTTGTCGCGGTAACTGTTTCCGCCATCTCCGATGCGGTTGCCGATGCTTCCGCAAGTTTTGATGCCAGATCCGTGACGCGCTGCGAATAGTCATCACTTTCTCTTCCGAGAACTACCGTCGCATGATTATCCTCAAGCACCACACGTTCAAGCACCACATACTCAGTGATAATGCTGGTCCGCTCATCATGATCATAAATCTCCAGCCGTGCCAGATCATTTTTGACCGAAAAAATATCCTGCAAAGATTCGCAGGACTGGTTTTCAAATACAATATTCAATTTTCCGTTTTCATGGTTTGCACTTACAATTTCGTAAGTGTCTTTTGAGGTTTTCAACTTCATATACTTTTTCCCTTTCTTCTTGATTTATACGCCAATGCTAAAAAAATACACCTGCACTCGAGTTGCCAGCGTACTTGCGCCCCTATTCTTCACAGCCATATTATATCCTTCCATGTTGGCCGTGAAATTCAACGAGTTACCCGAGCAGTTTATAAAATAAATATATCCCCCATTCTGATACGTACTTGGAATTGCCTGGTAAAATTCCCCGCCCGCTGCCAACGTAATCTCCTGTTCATATAAGCCCACATATCGAGCTGCCTTTGCCATTCTTGCATCCGTCTCCGCTTCAGTATAGTACCTGTTATCGTGATAATGTGTAAGGTCTGCTTTCAACGCAAGCAGACCATCAACAAATGCTTTTGTATAATACACCTTGTCATGGTTGTGCTCGCTATCAGCTTTTCTGGCAAGCATCGTATTCATATCTGTTTTTGTATAATATCTGCTATCATGATCGCCAGAGCTTTTATGACTTGTCAACATTTCGCTCAACGCCGCAATCAGTTCCGCCAGCGATCCCTTAACATTCGGATTCGCCTGTCTGGCATCCAGTGCATATCCCGCTTCTGTGACTGTGTTCGTGTTCTGCACCGCAGTTTTGAGCAGCCGCTTGTCAATCTCGCTCTCCGCCGTCTGGAAGTTCTCATTGACCACCGCCAGATCTGCAACGTCTTTTCTCTCAAACAGCTTGAATTTGAATAAATCCGTAAGTTTCATCTCATACCTTCTTTCTGATTCCTATATCCGCAACCTCTTCCACTGTGAAGCGTGCCAGATCATCCACTGCATACGCCGCTATATTCTCTACCGCAGCACTCAAATTCCGGGGGATGCTCAAATTCCGCAATTCCCAATGTGTAAACTGCGCCAGAATAATATGTGGATATGGTTTAAGCGCCTGGTACTGATTGTACAGTAAAGAAATATTCAACTGTAAGTTGCATGGAACTACTTCTTCCAGCATTTCCGTGACCACATCATACTGATTCTTCTGTGCAAGTCCCACCTTAACCGTTACGGTCTGACCGGCAATGTCCAGATCCAACGTATATTCAGCTCCACATAGTTCCCTTAACTTTTGATCGAGGAAAGCATAATTGTACGGCAGACACACATTCCACTTTGTTATGCATCTGAAAATCCGGTCTTCCAACGTATCATCTGCCTTGGGCTGGATTCCCATGAGTTGCTCATATCGAACAATGCCCTCCTCATCGCAGGTCACGATATAACGGTTGGCAATGATCCTGTTATGTTCCGCCTCAATTATCTGGAACTCCGGTGTTTCCGCATCCATAGGTGCGGCAAGTTCCTTATACGCCTGCAAATACAAAGGGAGCAGTTCCTTAAGATTGATATAACGATCAGCCATAAGTAACCACCCCCAGCACCGGGATCTCATATTCTGTTAACTCGACGTTTCCCCCGCCGTTAAGCGTTGTACCGGTCACATCTACCACGCCTTTCACTCCCATGATCGCTGCATCAATAGACGCAATCCGCACAACCAGTTTTGACTGATTTTCCCAGTTCTTTCTAAGTCCGGCAAAATACTCCTCTATGGCTGTCTCGATCTGGGTCTTGCAGGTATTAAGGTCATACCCGTTATCATAGGTTATCGTCGCCGCAATATTAACAGTGACTTCGGATGCGGTGTCAACTGTCACCGCGTGCCCGATCGGTGCAAGGCCATCGCCATGCCCGTCTTTATTCGGGTCAAATTCTTTCTGCACCGTCTGAATCAATACATCCGTTGCCTTTCCGAAAACACTGTCTAAAATCACAAGTTTGACCGTTCCCGGACCATTCCATGCCCGGATCACTTTAACAGCGCCAACTCCTGCTATTCCCAGTGTTTTGTCATGATAGTCCTTTGCATTCCCGGCAAAAGCCCGTTCATTGAAAGATTCCTGATACCGCAATCTAAGAGTTTCGGTATCCTCGTCGTCCTCTCCGTAGATCAACACACGCGTAAGTTTTGCCGTCGTGAGCCCCATCACATACTCCACCGGGATAACATCCCCCAGGTATTCGTTCCCGGCAGCCCCCGGCTGCTCACAGGTTACCTGTCCGCTTGCAGTTACCTTATAAATGTGATCCCCGCCGGTAAACCGTGTTCCGACCGGTACCTCCACATCCGACTCTAATTCCAGTACCGCATACGTAGCTGTCTTAGGTGTGATACCCCTATCCGCACATAACCGGATCAGGTACTCCCGCGATGCTGTATCGCCGAATGTCTCCGCCAGCATGCAATCAAATCCAACATACAGCGATGCCAATTCGACCGCCGCCGGTGCAAGCGCCATATATACAGGACTGCTTTCTCTCTTATCCAGCGTATCCGGAATGCGCTCAAGCATCCTCTGCATAATTGCATCAAACGTCTGCTCCTCGTACACTTATACATCCACCTCCTTCTGTGCCGGAACGCTTCCAAATTTCGTATGAGCAACGAACGTAACCAGCAATTTTCTTCCTTTTTTCTCAAACTCAAAACTGTCGCATGAATCAATCCTGTCATCCTGCACCAGAGCCTCCGTGATGCGCCGCTCTACCTCCGGCATAACATAATCGATTGGTTTTCCGAACAGATCCTTAAGTTCCACACCATAGTCCCACGAAAAAATAATATACTGATACCGCTCGGTATTCAGAATGTTATAGATCGCCTGCTTAATCGCTTCGACATCATCGCACTGCCCTATGATCCGTTCACTTTCCACGATCATTCTCGGACAGAGGGACGGCTGTTCTACCACTTCAACATTTTTCAACTGGTTTGATACCGGAATCATGCTTACACCACCTTCCCGATTACAAGATATTTCTGCCCGCCCTGCTGCCGGACCACCTGCACGCTGTCACCAACGCTCAGACCGCTATGTACCGTCACCGTTAATTCGCCGCCATATTCATGGTTATGCTCCGGCGTACCGCCGTCCTCGGTATGTGTCGGCTTTACTGTCACCTTGATTTCACGCTCTTTCAAATGTTCCGGCAGAATCAGCATGCTTCCGCTGATCTCAAATCTCTGTTCGATTTTGATTTTTAAAGGGCTGGAAGATGTTACCGTCCCGGACATCACCGTAGCCGGATACCCGGCATCATTCGCATTCGTCGATACCTGCTGCACCGCCCGGACAAAATCATTTGCGTCATGCACTAAAATCACCTCCCGATACTGTCAAATCCATTGTGTGTTTGCTCTCGCCGTACTTGTGAACGCATTTTTCCACCAACATGAGATTCTGAAGCTTCACGTCACCGAGATCAAGCTGCACCACGACGAGCGATCCACCGCGCACCCGTGAGTCTCCGGCGGCATCCTTGACTGTCAGCGTCCGCGTCTCCTTATTGTAAAGCTGTAATAACGCGTCCGCCTTTGCCTGCCCGTTTTCTCCTTTTTGCAGCGCATCAAAATACTGTAAAATCCCCCACCTGTTGATATTGGATGAATCCTGTGCGATATAAACCTCCCGCTTCCCGGCATCCTCATTGTCATAAACCAGTTTGATCCGGTTATAGGTATTTTCATCGATGGAAGACTCATAGTCATAATTCTGGCCAGTTTCCGCATCGATCATGACCGGCACATACATATCACCGAGGAAAGACAAATTCAGCTTTCCAAAATCGTCATGCAGGATGTACAAGTCCCCCGTATTCTGCAACGTCTGATCCAGGGCATTACTGATCATATCAAGCAGCGACACATTATCTTCCACCCGCGACGCGATCACCCACACCGTATTGGCAAGTGTACCGATGTTAAATCCATACTTCTCACCGATCAGCGCCACCACACCATCCGCCGTCTTATTCTCATATACGAGCGTATCCTTATTCTTCAGATACCGGATCTGGTCATATGCCGTAATCGTCACAATGTTACTGCGATCGCGTTTCATGCGAAAAATGAATCCATAGAACACTTCTTTTCCATCTGCATCCTTGAACCGAACCGGATCACCATTTCCAATGTTGATTCCAGTGTCCACAAAGCTGAATTCGAGCACTCCGGGGCTGATCTGCCGCTCCGTCGTAACCTTCACTTCTTCTTTCACAGGCGGCATATACGCCGTGCTATCATGCTGTATCAATAACTCGTACATATGTCCCTCCTACGCCGCCGGAATGGCAAGTACCTGCCCCGGATAGATCAGATTCGGATTCCCGCCGATCACCGACTTATTGGCATTGTAAATCGTTCCCCACTTGCTTCCGTTCCCATAATACTGCTTTGCAATCTTCCACAGGCAATCCCCCTTTTTCACTGTGTAAGACCCGCCGGACGGCGCGTTGGATGATGCCGCTCTTGCTGCCTGCATTGCAGCTCTCGGCTTCGGAAGCGAAATGTCAATCGTACACGCCTTGGTTGTGAATTCCCGGTACTGCCGGAGCTTTACTTTTACCGTTACATCCAGCCCTTCCCCCGCGTCCTCCACGATGTCGTAGCTTTCAATCGATACCTTCATGCTGGTATCAAACAAACGCTGATTCGTTCCATCCGTTCGCGTGACCACATACTGAAATGCACTCTTGGCGCTCATCAGCGCTTCCAGCTTGTCCAGATAGTATTTTGCCGGACGGAATCCGCTCGGGTATACCGCAAACGGGTACTGCACCGCCGGAAGCAGCAGCTCAAAATCCACGTCCGTCAGACCGGGGCTTTTTAAAATATTGGCTTCCCCCTCATTGATCAGTGTGACCGTTTCATTTTTGCCGTTGATTTTCATGGTGATCTTGGACGGCGTAACGGGAAATAAAATGCCATCCATATACAATCTGTATGCCACGGTCATTCCTCCTTTCCTATTAAAATAATATATAAAAAGAGAGCCTGTTTCCAAGCTCTCTAATTACCTTATGCTACTTCCAGTCTCTTCTTTGCTCTGCTAATTGCCACATCACACACAGCATTAACATAGTCGTCAACCTTTTCATTGCGAATTTGCTCCGGCTCTAACTTTTCAAACCATTCCCTTCTGAAATTCTCAATATCCTCCGGTGACATATCATCCATTTCTTCTAACAGTTCCACTGTCATTCTCTCTACTTCTGTCATCTTACCACCCCAGCTTTCTCGCACCGCTTCATAGCTGTCATGTATCCCCAGTAAAAAGCATCTTCCTGCACGGCAACAATATATTCTTCTAGCGCATCATCAAGAACATCTCGTGCTTCTATTACTCTCTGGCTTGCCATTGGTTGATTGTCCGCCTCGCTGCTCATTAACTCAATAATTTTCTCACGTTCCTTTAATGCCGTTCTATCCATATTGCACCTCCTACTAATCAGATACCACGCTAAACAATTTTCTTGCCCTCTTAGTAGATTTCTTGATTTTGAATTGCTCGCCTGTTTCATCATTAACCATATATCCTGCTTCCTCATGGAATGTATGTACTGGCATCCCAATATCCTCAAAAAATTCAAGTGTTATGTCTCGCCCGCCATTGAGCATATGCAGTCTATTCACAATTCCCATCCAAGTAACCATATACTCTTCAATGTCCCTATTGCAGTAATTGAATAAAAATTCGCTTACATTCTCCTCTCCAATAGGTTCATCCGGCATCGCTTTAATCTTCTGTGCAGTATAAAAGTAATCTTTCATGCCATACTTTTCGCCATCATATTCCTTAGTTATCGGGAACAACCGGACAAATTCCTGTGGAGTAAGACATCCTATTCTGGCACTTACTGACTCGATAAATGCCCAGAAATATTGTATCATTTCCTCTTCAAGATTACTTTTTTCAACTTTTTCGTAAGCCACCGGTACATATTTTATGAATAAATACAGGCTCCGAACAAATAACTCCGGGAATAATCTTTTTAACTGTTCTAATGAAATTCCCTCTGCTTTTTGTTCCAGTTCCTCTTCCACCCGAGTAAATGCCCTTGTGTACTGCTCGTAACCAGGTTTATAGTTAATGAGTTTTTTGCCCTCAATCACATAGAAATTATACATATGCAGCCACCTCCGTAACCCCATACTTGATTGCCATATCCTTAATAACGGATACATAACCTTGAATGAGCTTTTTGTCGTCGGCGATTACATCTAACTGATTAAGTTTGTCTATCTTGGACTTGCTTACGCCGTTCAATGCTTGTGTTTTCTTCTTATTGCTAAGCCGTATGCTCAATGCCACTCCCATGCGTTCTTCCAAAAGTTTATAACTTTCTTCTCGAATAGCCTTTATGTGCTCATATCCTCCCATCTGCAAAGCAATTTTATTGATAATCTTTGCGCTGTCCGTTCTCCAACTATTCGGATTCAGTGCGATTACATCCTTAATGGAGTCGACCTTTTTATCGAGCTGTTCCACTTTTTCTGCCTGTCGCTTCTGTTCTAACTGCTGCTCTGCAACCGATTGAAATATTCTGCTGAACATTTGGAGTTCTGGCGAAAGCTGTGAAAAGTCAATGGCTTTCTGTTTCACACGTTCCTCCAAATGTGTAAAGTACTCACGCGCTTCTTCTGCTTTCTCGCCGTTCCCCTTCATAGAAAGTTTCTTTGCGAAATGGGCTGTCAGTTTGTAATCAGTTGTAGCCTGCCCACCCCATTCTTCATTAATGACGAATGCCCAATAATCAACGTTTTCATCGGCAAATTCGTTTTCACTGATGTTGCTTTTGCACCATCTTGAATAGTTGCGGCTGTCTAACTCCAAGAACGCATACAGCTTTCTTGCCGTAGTCATTCCCTCTTCATCGATGCCAAGCGCAATCTCAATAGGTGTCTTGTTTACCTGTTCCATTAATTCATTCACTGTAATTCATTTCCTTTCTTCAAAAATTGACTTTTCCACGGAAATAAGCTACAATGCACATAGAAATAGTGCTTGCACTTATTTCCAGTTACGAGAGTAAACACGCACTCGCCAAAGTTATCGTGTTTGCTCTTTTTTTACTTCCAAATCCCTTTTTACGCAACCAGTAATATAATCTTTCAGCGTAATATCATTCGTGAAACAAAAGATTTTTAACTGCTTGTGAAACTCTTCATCGAGTTCAATTATTACTCTTTTCACTTCTACTCATCTCCTTTCGTGTTTACTATCAGAACACATTTATTATTATATTTTCCAATCAATGCTTTGTCAATATATATTTTTACAATTTATCCAATTTATGTTATTATGTTTCTAGGAGGTACACATATATGATTAGAATAAAAGAATTGCGCACTGAAATGCACAAATCATTACGTGATGTTGCTAATGACTTGAATATATCCTATTCCTCTCTAAGCAAATACGAACGTGGCGATCAACAACCGAGTTATGAAACACTAATACGAATTGCAAATTATTTTAATGTAACAACAGATTACCTAATAGGAATTACTAATTCTAAATCATCAGAAAACAGAACTATATGCGACCAATTAAATCTTTCAGATGAAGCAATTCAAAAATTAAAGCAACTTCCATTAATAATAGATAAATACAATGGAATTTCCCTATCTGATATTTTGAATTTTATAATTATACAACCAGAATTTGAGCATCTATTAAAAAGTATCCTTTTATACAAAATAAGGACCCCTGCCGATTGGTGTAATATGGAAAATTTTCTTAATAAAGATAACACAACTCCTATCCCTCAGCACCAAATTAAAGAAATAGACAAATTATACATCATACAGCAATTTAATAATATTTTATCTCATGTTCTGGAAGATGAAATTACCACTTACAATACTGTTACCAAAACCAAAAACGATATTACCATTTCCACACGCAAAGAGACCACTTCTGACTAAGCAAGACCTTATTTACAAAAATCCCCGCCTACGTTATGTAAGCGGGGATAACTATTAAATATCATATGATAATGACGGTTTATCCTTCTGTAACTGTTCTCGCATTTTCATTATTTTTAGTGATTCCGATGCCGTTCCCCAAAAATCCAAATGCTTCTTTTCTCCATTTTTATCAACATAATTAATGACATAGTACGCTTTCGGAATTTCTTTTACCTTTGATGTCTGAACAGATGCTCCTTTATATTTTGCCATATATTCTACTTCCGAAAAAATATCTATTGAAGATATTCTGTTTCTATCTAACCTTGCTTCCACATAAGGGTTAATCTTTGTAATTCGCAGAACATCGTCCATTAATAGCAATTGACTTGCGAAATTGCATTGAAATCCCTCCAAGTCGCCCTCATAAAACACAACTCTTATGCCATCTGGTATCTTTTTCCCAAACAGTCCCATATCTGAACCTCCCCTTTTATATTTGTAATTTTTAGTATACACCTCCCTTCCGCATTTGTCGACACTTTTAAGCACCATCCCGGACTACTTCCATCGCTTGTAAAACTCTGGTTGTCAGTCCATCCACGATGCCATCCAGGTCATTTGTATTGTGTACGGTGTTACTCATACCGGACATATCGACCTTGATTTCCGCCGTTGTAAAACGGTTGATTGCTTCCTGCTCCGCAATATCTCGCAGATACTTCAGATCCTCTTCCGACACATCCAACGAATCCGAAATGCTCGATGTATCACCTGCTATGTTAGCGACATTCGCAGCCATATCAGATGCGGCTCCATAGCTACCTAACGCTCCGGTGTCTCCGCTGTTTCCAAGATCCTTAATACCACCGAAAAAGTCGGAAATCTTGTTCTCTACGCCCTGCCCGAAATCATATCCCTTGTTATAGGCATCACTGTAACTTGCACGATAAGCGATTGTGGGCGCTTCCCTGTCAAGCGTGATTGCATTTTCATTTTTCCCCCACGCAAGCACATTGTTCTGTAACGCATTAAGCCCCGCTGTCCAATCTGTTCCGAAAATCGCATCAATAATCTTGGTGACAACCTCGCCAAGCGATAAAAACCATGAAATGATATTTCCGATCAGATTTGCAACTGCTCCGCCAAAACTGTCAAATCCTCCATTTGTAACATTGAGCACCCATTCAACAATACCTAAAAACGGTTCGACAAAAATACTCCATATGAGCTGTATCAGCCCATTTAATAGCCCTACTCCCGTATTCACAATAAATGCTCCTGCCGTTGCTACCAGACCACATATTACGCCTGTGGCACTATAGGTTGTCCCCTGCACTTTGTTAATAGCAGCAACAACCAAATATATTGCCGCTATAACTGCAATAATGGCAATGACAATCCAAGTAAGTGGGCACGCTAAAAGTGCTGCATTGAAGCCATATTGTGCTGCCGTTGCTGAAAAAGTTGCTCCAGATTGCATTGCTAAAGCTGCTGCATGAACACTCTCCCTTAACGCTGCCGCTGCTTTTAATCCATTACTTATCGCTTGAGCTGTATTGTAAATTCCCAAAGCTACTGTATATGCTCCTAATGCTATTGCCACGCCGCCAATAACTGGTGCGATCATTGACCAGTTGTCCACGATATACGCCCCGCCCGTTACCATTACATCGATCACATTCAAAGCGATCGTTGCCGCCCCGGACAGAGCATTCATAATTCCGGTCAATGCCGTTTGCATATGCTGATCGTTTGCCATCTCATTCAGCCGCTGTAGTACCGGTTGAAATGTCATAAGTGCCTGATTGGAGTAATATGTCCATAGCTGTCCCCAGGTCATTGGCATGGAGTTGAACTTTGCATCTATATCATCTGCCGCCGCAAACATTGCGTTCTTTACAATATCCGCGGTGACCTGTCCATCTGATGCCATTTCCCGGATCTTACCGATTGGAACATCCATGTAATCAGCCACAGTCTGGATCAAGTTCGGCGCCTGCTCGAAGATACTGTTCAACTCATCGCCACGGAGCACGCCAGACCCTAACGCCTGTGTCAACTGCAAAAACGCATTGGACGATTCTGTTGCCGATGCCCCGGCTATCGTAAACTGCTTATTTACCAGCTCCGCGAACTGCACAATCTCGCCGGTCGATGCAAAAGCATCCCGGGCATTATTTCCGAGTTTCGCCACCGATGCAGCTGTATCCATATAAGACGCCCTGGAATTCTGCGCCGACAGGAAGATCATCTGCGAGAGTTCATCTGTTGTCTGCATCGTCCCATTCAACGCATTATACTGCGACACCATCATATCAAGGCGCGCCGTGGTCTGCGTGAGTTCATCCGACAGATCCAGTGCGTTTTTTACCGTAGAAATGCCAACATACGCTCCGACAAGCGTTTTTACCTTATTCAAGAGAACATCCGTATGCTGTGATCCAGCCTGTATCTTCTGGTTGTATTCCTCCTGTTTCCGGCGCGCGCTCTCCGTGGCACTTGTGATGTCCTGTAAACCCACCATGCCATCGGCAAGCAGCTGCCTCGCTTCTTCCATCGACGACGTATCAATCGCGGTGCTTGATGCATATTCCAGCGCTTCAAAATTGCTTATCACCATATTCACCGCCGTACAGATATTGTAGAGCGGCGCAGACATACGGTCCGACAACTCTATCGCAGTCTGAATACTTGACATCCTCTTACCTCCTACTTCTGGATTTCTTTTGCCTTGCGCTTCTCTTCCTCGACCCGAAGATCTATGGACGCAATCACAAAAGCTTTCTCATTCCGATCCAATTCAGAAAAGAATGACGGCAGCCAGTGAAACTTCTGCAAGCAATAATGCGCATATGCCGCTTCACCGTCACCGCCATTGATTAGTTTTTTGCCTCGTCAACCTTCTCCTGCAGCGTCTCATCGATGCCGCTGTATTCCTGCACGAATGTGGCAAGCTCACCGAACTCTTCCGGGTTGTCGACCATTTCCACAATCAATGCCTCTGCACTCATAACGCCATAGGAATCCTGCAGTTCTGCATTGTGCAGATCCGGCTCCACAACCGCGGCGCAAATCATTTTTCTCAGAAGCTCATCCGTATTAACCTTCTGCCGATACAGTCCAGGCTTGCCGGTTACCGGCACCTCAATCGTACATTCATCCCGGATTGCCGCAGATTCTTTTGTGGACAGAGGTCTGATCGTCCAGAGTAACGGATCACCGTTCTCATCACACAGTGACTTTGTGGCAGCAAACTGCGTTGTCTTTTTGGCTTTCTTATTCTGTTTCAAAAATGCTTTTAAGTTTCCCATATGTTTTTTCTCCTCATTCTCTTAATTGGCGGCAGTCTCCCGCCGCCGTTGACTTGCTACAGGTAGGACGGCTCCTTGTAGGATTCCGGGCTGGAATAATCCGCAGCATAGAAATTGATCTCCTGCTCGACAAATCCACCCTCGGCATCAAACATTGACAGCAGCACATCTCCGTCGATCACGCAGTTGTGATAAACCTTTGTACTGCGCCCCATGCAGGTAGCCGCATCATTGTTTGTTGTCTGCAATTCAAACACCGGCAGATGACCGGTATTTTTGTACTCTGTTACGATCCGGTCAAACATCTCCGAGCATTTGTAGACCGTCATTTTTGCCTGCACGACCATTCCGGTCGGCTTCCTGCCGGAAATGATCTTTCCCAGCACCGGGATCTCCTTGGTACTGATGTTTGCCTTGCCCTCAAAATTCTTTGCGTTCAGCAGATTATATCTCTGTTCGCCAACCGTGACAAAAGCTTCCGCCTCTTTTGCAGACGGCACATCCTGTTCATTCATATAAGCGTTAAGCATCTCTTTACCTCCTACTCAATCACGACCGTCATATACAACTGTGACATTGCATTGACGATCGTCACCTTATCTTCCACATATACGCCGCGCTTCTCGCTTCCGGCGGAGACCACAACATCATCCTCCGAAAAATTCTCGATTGCTCCAAGCTGCTCTAACTGCTTATGATGCGATGCAATATCGTTCCATAAGCTGACACGACCAGATTCATTGTTCTGAACCTTGCCGTGATACTTCGTGTTGAACAGCGATGCGATATCCATCGCGATCTGATCCAGCACACGGATCGTCTGGTTGCTCTGGAAGAGTTCGTTTTTATCCTCCGTAAGTGTCACAAGAGAATTGATATCCTCTAAGACGCGCACTTCCGTTCCCACGCTGTGCAGGACGAATTCACCGGCTTTCACAGCATTCTCAAGCTGTGTCTGCGTATAGGCGGTGTCAATCTCAAGCTCCCCGTCATAGATCGCGTTGGTACAGGTTGCATTAACCCCGCACGCCGCCTCCAGACCCACAACCCACGGAATCACATCCGGGCTGTTCTTCACATTGATGACGCCCTCATAATCCGCCGCGCAGTTATACAGGACTGCCTGGAATTTCGCCCCGACCTTGTCCCTCATACGCTTTGCAAATGCGGCGTACAGTTTCGCCGTGGTAGCATCACTCACACTCGCGCCGATCGTATTCACGGTATATGATTCCAAGAGATCCAGGTATTTCTGGTGCACCTCACCATTGACCGTTCCATTCGTACCGCCTGCCAGCGGAACGCCTGCCGTTGCTTCAAGTGCGGTTTCTTTCCATGTAACCCAGTCATTTTCTTTCAGATCAGCCGCGGATGCTACCGTCTGGGAATCCACAAGCTGCGCATCCAGATACAGCTTCACGTCAAAGCCATCTCCGTCCACATTCGCCGCAATAGCAACCTTCAGATCATTGCCACGGATTCCGCAGCACTTCGCTGTCGCATAGGTATTTTCCGCCTTTGCACCGCCCGATGTCAGCTTATAGATATAAGCCTTTGTCGCATGCGCAAACAGTTCGCGCAACGGCTGCATCTTATCATCTGTATAGGCATAACCGAACAGCGTAAGCGAATTCTTAATGAAATCTTCCTGCGCCACCTCCATCATCACGTTATCCGCACCCCAGTCAAGTTCAAGAGGCATGGATGCCACGCCACGTTCTGACAGATTCGTGGTCACGCGCGCCGCCGAAATAAAATTGATATAAGCACCACCCAAAACCTTATTCTGGGTTGTCCACTGTCCACCTCCGTACATTATCGCACCGCTCCTTTCATGTATTTTTCCATTTTCTTATCCACTTCCTCAAGCGTATAAGATTTTCCTGGTTCCAGTAATGCCGACAGGAGATCCGCCCTGCCCGCATATTTCTTGGAACCAATGATCTGCTCTTTGGTATAAGTAACCTTATTAACTGCTTCTGCCACTGTTTACCTCTCCTTTCACTTCGCATTCTTCCATATACGCATCTTTCTGGCTCTGCCCCAGGAATAACGTATATTCTGCCGTTGCCGACATCACATCGTCCGATATGTCCTTACATTCGATCGTACCGCGCACCATTTTACCTTCTACCTCTATGAGGTCCAGGCACTCGCTCAAACGTTCGTAAACGGTATTGATCTCTTTCTTTGGCTCGTCACTTTCCGGAAAATACTGCACGATAAAAAGCAATGTGGCTTTTCTGCGGCCGGTAAGCCCTCGCGGCACATCCGGATTGATGCAGCGCACAAAAAATGCAGGCTCTTCCATGTCCTGCATCGATGCTTCTGTATGGATTTCATAGTCATCGCCAAATGCGGCATATAAGGCATCTGTGATGCCCTTTAAAACTTCGTTGATCATGCAAACACCTCATTCAGCCACTTATTGAGCTTTTTCCGAAGAACCCCTGGTGCCGCATCGCGGATTTCTTTCTCGGACATGGTAAGCATGTAGTGTCCAGGCACCCAGCCCTTATGATTTGCTTTCCTATGCCCAAACTCAATATAGCTGGCATACTCTACGCTGTTTCGTACCTCAATCACATAAGTATCACCGAAATGATTTACTTTTAAAGTGTCCACGAACTGCACTGCACTTTTTGAATCCAATCCTTCCGCACCACTTCCTTCTGCCTGCGTAGTCCACCCTCGCCTAAGCGTTCCGCCTGTCTTTCCAGAAACTTTATTTCCCATATGAGTAAAGTTCATATCCTTTCCTTTACACTCATATGCTTCTCCAGAATAATCCCCTACCGGAGTACGCTTAATAACCTTTGCCAGCAATCGTGCTGCCAACTCCTTGGCACAGGCTTCCATGAACGCTCTCTGCTGTTCCTCATCGGCAGCTTTCTGAACTCTATCCCGGAACTCCTCCAATTGTTTCAGATCAACCTTTGTATTTCCCATCAAGCCCACTCCTTAAATAAATCCAGCATAATTTCCTGATGCGTCGGGTGCATCCCCGGAACGCCGCTCCTGGTGTACTCCGTGGAATTGCCACAGTGTGTCACGATGATCTTGGAGCCGCTCTTGATTTCCACCTCCGGCGCAACAAACAGCTTTACCGCCTGCGCTACCGGAGATGCCGCATCGGTCTTTTCTGCCTGTGCGATCGTCTCAAACGACAGCTTGCACGGCTGATTTTCCAAGACCACGGTGTCCGTGTATGTCACAACGCCCTTTTCCTTGGTCTTACGGTGTTCCACAACCGTGCAGGTATCTTCATACATGGCTTCAATTGCCATTCTGACCATATCCATCAAAACACCACCTTCCGGTAACGGTTCAGCACCGGCTTGTAATTCTTCATAAGGCTTTCCGAGAACTCCGCCGCGGAAGTCTTAAAAGATGTTGTTGTATCGCCGATCTGCACCGAAGAAACCGTCTGTGGTATATTGGCACTCCCCATATGCTCATTCCGGTAAATATCCATCGCCATGCGCAGTACCGTGGTTTCCAGTCCTGCCGGAATCTCGTCGATATGGCAGTAGTTTTTTACCGTATCCTCTGCATTTTCAAGCGCAAACTCCAAGTGGACTTTCACTGTCTCATCCGGGTCGCTTATCCCGAGAAGCGCCGACAGCCTTTCGACTGTCAGCTTGCTTTCCTCTGCCATACCGCGCCTCCTAACCGATCTTATGCTTGATTGCTACAATTCTAAGCTGCTTCGGTTCATATACCGGTTTCCAGTTCTCTGCCTTGGCAAGTTCTGCACGAAGCGGTGTCTCTACATGCTCACGAACAGCTCCGGTGTATGCAATTCCTCTCGGATGCAGGATAAACGCCTTACGGTTGATAAGATAATCGATACCGCCGCCGGTCTGCTTATCACGGTCAACCTCTGTTGAAACAAATCCTACCGGAGAACCATTGCCGTAAGCTACCGCACCATTGCCAAACAGGTATGTCGTATATACGCCACCGGAAGTTACCGGGCAGCCATCATCCACGGTCACGCGTCTACCCTGATAGGTGTCAAACTCAACATCCGTAGAATCACGCTCTGTCTCGATCAGATTCAGCTTTTTCAGATAAGACTTTGTCGCCGAGTGCATCGCTACGCCGGATAACTGCGCCTGCGCGTCGCCGAGCAGCTGGCATGCGTCAATAAACGCAGATGCGCTGATCTGCTTTGCCGCATCCGTTTTTCCGGTGGTAAGGTCAAGAATATGATCTGCCATTCTGGTTTCCGCCGCCGGTGTTCCCTCTGCCCCCGCAGTAGTGGTGCCGAACACTCCGGCAAGAATTGAGATAAGCTCCTTCTGCATATCTCTTGCCCAGTAGGATGCTACCAGGTCACCGATGGCTTTCATCGGATCGGCTCCGGCCAGTGCTGCAGAAAGATTACTTGCTCCCCACATATTCTGTCTGTAAATCGTGGTGGATACGTCCTTGTTGGAACCGATTTTCTTTGCGGTCATCTTCACATCCTCAAGGATTGCCTCGGACTCACCCTGTAAATCCTCGAAGAACGGCATATTGTGTGTTCTGGCTGCCTCGCTTGCCAGTGCATCAAATTTCGGGCTGTTTACCACGATTCCGCTCTGGAAGAACGCGGACAGCTCCATTGTTCTGTTGATTACATACCGGTTAAAAAGCTCCGGTACAATTACGTCTGCAATCTTTGTAATTGCCATAAATTATCATCCTCTCTTTCTTACAGTGTTACTCCGGCTGCTGCCGCAAGTTCTTTTGCCTGCGCCGGATTTTCTTTTAACATACGTCCCTGTTCGGTCAGATTAAAAGTGTCTTTTGCGAATGGATTCGTTACACCGCCTGCACCGCCATTCTTCGGGTTGTACGGCGGGTTTTTTTGCTCCTGCTTGAACAGGTGAGCCCTAG